AAGGAACAGGTCAACCTGAATTTTCTACACAATTTGATGGAATAAATGTTACTTTAGTTAATACTGCATCAAGCACAGAAACAGGGGGCGGTTTACAGTGTACAATTGGACCGATAAATGATAGAGCATAATTATGGCTGGAACAACATACTCAAGTTTAACAGATGATATTAGAAATTACACAGAGGTAGGCTCTGATGTATTTACTGCTGCTGTTATAAATAGATTTATTGAAGATGCTGAGTTTAGAATATATCAAGAGCTTCCTATGGATTCATCTAGATATGTTTCAGAAGGAACTTTAGCTGCAAACGATAATACTATAAATGTCCCTGGTAAAGGAACCAAAGGGTCAACAGGAGCTTTGTTCATCAGAGGGATAGAAGTATTTGATTCTACAGCAAATACAGAAGGCAATGGAACTTGGTTAGAGAAAAAAGATCAAACGTATTTATCAGAGTACGTAGACAGAAAATTTGGTCCTTCTGGAACTATACAAAAACCAACAGATACTACAAATTCTGTAACAGGCTTTCCCAAATATTATGCTATGTTTGGAGGAGCTACGGGAGATTCTAGCACGACATCTGGGGGTATATATCTAGCCCCGACTCCTGATGCCGGTTATATGTTTAGAATATATTATAATATGATTCCATTAGGATTATCTAGTTCAACGACTTCAACATACCTAAGTAAATACTTTCCAAATGGACTTTTATATGCTTGCCTGGTTGAAGCATATGGATTTTTAAAAGGCCCATTAGATATGTTGACATTATACGAAAATAAATATAAAAATGCTATACAACAGTTTGCAGGAATGCAGCTTGGAAGACGAAGACGAGACGATTATACTGACGGAACAGTTAGAATACCAGTTAAGTCCCCGTCTCCATAAATAAGGAGAAAAAATTATGGCAATATCATCGGCGGTATGTACAAGTTTTAAAGTAGAACTTTTAAAAGGAGTTCACAACTTTACTGCATCAAGTGGCAACACTTTTAAAATAGCTTTATACACTAGTTCTGCATCTTTAGGGGCTGCTACAACAGCGTATTCAACATCAAACGAAATTTCTAACACATCAGGATCAGCGTACTCAGCAGGTGGCGCGACGCTTACAAGCATAACTCCTGTTGCAGACAGCACAACCGCAGTTTGCGACTTTAATGATGTGAGTTACACAAGTGCATCTTTCACAGCAAACGGATGTTTAATTTATAATGATTCCGCATCAGGTGATCCAGCGTGTGCTGTTATCGCATTTGGTGGTGACAAAACTGTATCCAGCGGAACTTTTACAATTCAATTTCCTGCAGCAGACGCATCAAACGCTATCATTAGACTAGCATAAGGAGGTCTTCCTTATGGCCAACACTTGGAACGAATCAGGCACAACCTGGAGCACCGGTCGTTGGGGCACAACTGAAGCCATTACAACTGGTTGGGGTGCAGATACCTGGAACGACGGCGGTTCTTGGGGTCAAGCTAATGACGAAGTAATAACTTTAACAGGTCAATCTATAACTTCATCTGTAGGTGAACCTATTGCATCTTCTGAACAAGGTTGGGGTAGATCTGAATGGGGTCAAGAGCCTTGGGGAGAAAGTAATAGTCCTGTTGTATCTGTAACTGGAGTATCAACAACATCATCAGTAGGTTCTATATCAGCTTTCAATGAACAAGGTTGGGGTAGAGATACTTGGAACTTTGAAAGTTGGGGTTTCTCTGGTTTAACTGTAGAATTAACTGCACCTGATGCAATCGTATCAAATTTAAGTGTTAACGGCTGGAGTAATGGAACTTACGGCGAGAATGGTTGGGGCATGTTTACGCTTAACCCTGCTGACGTTATGGGAGTAACTGGAGTTTCTGCAACATTCTCAATTGGTTCACCAACAATTATATTATCACCAACAGTTTCATTAACCGGAGTTTCTGCAACTGCCTCTGTTGGAGAAATAGATCCAACTCAATTAACATTTGGATTAACAGGAGTTGCTACAACTTCTGCAGTAGGTTCTGTAACACTTGACTTAACTTCTGTAGCATCATTAACAGGAGTTTCTGCAACAGCTGGAGTCGGTGAACTAATAGCTGGTATTGTAGAATTTGTACCATTAACAGGCGTTGCAACAACGTCAGCTGTAGGATCAATAGATCTTGATCAAATGCTTGTAGGATTAAGTGGAGTGTCTTCTACGTCGTCCGTAGGGGCAATAACACCTGCAGATGTAGTAGGATTAACTGGTGTAGAAGCTACAACAGCGGTTGGAAATGTATCTCCATTAGCATACAAAGATATTGACATAACAGGAAATACGTCTTATACAGACGTAAACGTGGCTTAAGGAGAAAAAATTATGGCATCAACTTTTACGGATCTTGGTATAGAACTAATGGCAACTGGCGAAAATGCCGGTACTTGGGGAACAAAAACTAACTCTAATTTAAATCTTATAGAACAATTAACTGGTGGTTTTAATACACAATCGATCGCTGGTGGAGCACAAACAACCGCTTTAACCGTTGTAGATGGAAATACTACTGGAACAGCTCAACACAGAATGATTGAGTTTACAGGTACAATTAGTGGAAACCAAATTGTAACAATCCCTTTAGATGTTGAAACTTTTTATTTTTTAAGAAATTCAACTTCAGGATCTCACACAGTTCAGTTTAAATATGCCTCTGGTTCAGGAGCTACGTTTACTTTTGCAGCAACAGACAAAGGTGATGCTATAGTATTTGCATCAGCTAATGATGGAACTAATCCAGATATAATTTCTTTAGGCTTTGGTGATGGTGATGTAACTCTTACTGGAACACAAACTTTAACAAACAAAACTTTAACTGCCCCTAAAATTGGGACTTCTATTTTAGATACTAACGGAAACGAATTATTTTTATTAACTGCTACAAGTTCTGCAGTAAACGAATTAACATATGCCAACGCAGCTACTGGTAACAATCCTAGCTTTACAGCGTCTGGTGAAACTAACGTAGGTATTAACCTTGTTCCAAAAGGATCAGGTGTTTTACAAGGAAACGGTTCAGCTTTAAAAATTGCTGGTAAAGAAACTATGTGGGTACCCGCTGCAGCAATGTATGGACCAACAACAAATCCTGCAGACGCAGCTTTAGTTGAAACAACAGCTACAAGACCAGATTTAAATGTATGGGACTTTGACGCAAGTACACAACAATATACTCAATTCACAGTGGCTATGCCAAAATCATGGAATGAAGGAACAGTAACTTACCAAGTTTATTGGTCACCTTCTACTACAAACACAGGAAACTGTATATTCGGTTTACAAGGCGTTGCATGTGCCGATGGCGATACTATTGATGTTGCTTTTGGAACAGCAGTAGAAGTTACAGATGCTGGTATTGGAACAGTCGAAGATCAACAAATTTCAGCTGAAAGTGGTGCGATGACAGTTGCGGGTTCTCCTGCAGCAGGTGAGCAATCTTACTTTCAACTATTTAGAAAAGCTGCAGACGGTGGAGATACTTTTACCGGTGAATCTAGAGTTCTAGGTATTAAATTATTCTTTACTACTGACGCGGCTAACGACGCATAAGGAATTTAGATATGAAAGATGTAAAAACCCTATATTCTACACCGGGTTCGTTTGGAGCAGGATCTGGTAAGAGTGAGAAAAATACAAGTCCTCGTAAAGGTAAATCATTCGGTTATCAAGTTTTAGGTTTTGGATCAACAGCAGTATCAGGACCTGCTTATGTTGAAGCAACCGGAGGTAATTCTACTTTTACTGTAGGTGATTATAAAATTCATGTATTCACAGGAGATGGAACACTTTGTGTAGCATCACAAGGTAAAGATTCTGGTAATAACAAAGTTGATTATTTAGTAATAGCTGGCGGAGGAGCCGGAGGCCCTGCAACAGGTGGCGGCGGAGGTGGCGGAGGTTATAGAGAATCTCAAGACCCATCTACAACTCCACTTTGGACAGGATCTCCATTAGCAACTTGTGCATCTTTAACTGATATCGGTACAGGTGGTCTTCCGGTAACAGTCGGAGCGGGAGGAGCAGGTTTTACTCCATCCCCATCAGCATCAGAAAGAGGTGCAAATTCAGTTTTTGGTCCAATTACATCTACTGGCGGCGGAGCTGGTGGAAATCCACATAGTGGTTCTCCATTACCTACAATGCCCGGTGGATCTGGCGGAGGAGCTGGTTATGCTCCCTCTCCCGGAGCGGGTGGTGGTGCAGGAAACACACCTCCTGTAAGTCCACCTCAAGGTCAACCAGGTTCAAACGGAAACCCAACATCCGGTGGATGTGGTGGCGGAGCCGGTGGAGCTGGTAATGGCGCTAGTAATGGTGGAACTGGAGTTTCGTCAACAATCGCACCATCTTCTTTTGGTGAACCTGCGTGTTCAACTTTCTTCTACTCTGGAGGAGGCGGCGGAGGAACTGACCAAGATCCAGGACGTGGCGGCGGAGGCGGAGGCCCAGGAAAAGGCGGCGGAGGCCGAGGCGGAGATAGACACCCAGGAGGACCTCAACCAAAACAAGGTGAAGCAGGAGATGCCAACACTGGTGGTGGTGGCGGAGGAGTAGGATTACCTGCTCCAGGAGCAACTGGAAACTCTGGCGGTAGCGGAATCGTAGTAATAAGGTATAAATTTCAAAATTAATTATGGCACACTTTGCAAAAATATCAGAAGACAATAGAGTTTTAACAGTCAATGCTGTTGACGATGGTAATGCGGCTTCAGAAGCAAAAGGACAAGCTTTTTTAGAAAGAGTCCACGGCTGGCCACAACATCTTTGGAAACAAACTTCTTACAATACAGTAGCTAATACACATAAATTAGGTGGAACACCTTTTAGAGGTAATTATGCCGGTATAGGATATACTTGGGATGAAGCAAATCAAATTTTTTGGCCTCAAAAACCACATGAATCTTGGACTCAAAATATAGCTGAGGCTAGATGGCAATCACCAATAGGTGATGCCCCTGCAATAACAGCAGAACAAGATGCTGAGAATGAAGCTAACACTCACACGTGGCTTTATGAGTGGGATGAAGCTGCTTATCAAGCAGATAATTCAACTGGCTGGGTATTAAAAAATAGAAACTCTAAGTCTGGATCTGGAGATTGACAAATAAAAAGGTATACTATATAAGTTTTTAAAACATATATAGATATGCAAAAGAAAGTATTAAGTGAACAAGCAATAATTTATGGAGATGTTTCAATGCCAAAAGGCTTTGAAATTGATCGATTTGATTTAGCCTTATCTGGTTTCTCTTCTATATTAAGAGGTGAAAAGATTAAACTTAATCATAAAAAATTTGAACAATTAAATAAATATATCATAGAACATATTTATCTTAACTATAATATAAGTTTAGTTAATCAAGACACTTGGTCTAATATGTATTTACCTAATGAAAGAACTGAGCCTTTATTAAACGTAGATCCTGTAGATTTAAAAAATTCTCCTGATTATACTTTGTTGTATGGTGTAGGCACGTCTGATTGTCATGTTAGAATTTATTACGATGATAACAGAAGAAAAGGTAGAAGTTGGGATATGAAACTTGAAAACAATGGTTTTATTTTATTCCCTTCAAATAATATATATTACATTGATAATAAACCAAGAGACACATTAAATTTTGTTCAAACTATAACTTACATATACGTGTAGTGATAATAGAGTTATTTAAAATTCCTGTGTTGATATCTAATATAGATTTAAATAAAATTAATTTAAAAAGTAAACAATTTAAAAAAACTTGGGTATCGGAAACACCAAGCACGCATGATGAAAAATCAGACATAGATGATGAGAGTGTAGAGTATATAACTAAAACGATAGGATCTATTTTAGAAGAACAAATTAAACATCCTTTTCAAATATATCTAAAAGAAATTTGGGAAAATAATTATGTAAATAATGATCATCAAGAGCCACATTTACATATTGACTGTGATTTTTCTTTTATTATTTATAAGGATGTAAAAGAAAGTAAAACTGTTTTTATTAATCCTTTACGAAACTATTTACAATTTTATAAAAATATAAATTATATGTATGATTCATTTTTTAAACCCAAATGTAAGACAGGTCAGATAATTGTCTTTCCTAGTTTTTTACAGCACATGGTTTTAAAATCATCTAAACAAAAAACAATTTCAGGTAATGTGGTTTTTAAAAAATTATGATTTTAAATGATTATTATTGGTATTTTAAATCAGCTATTCCTCCAAGAATATGTGATGATATAATTGAATATGCACTATCTAAAAAAGAAGAGATGGCTAGAACAGGTGGTTTTCAAGATAAAAATTTAAATAAAGATGAGATAGCAATACTTAAAAAAAGAAGACACTCTGATGTTACATGGTTAAATGATACTTGGATATACAAAGAAATACAACCTTACGTAAAGTTAGCAAATGAAAGTGCAGGTTGGAACTTTGAATGGGATTGGTCTGAGCCAATTCAATTTACTAAATACAAACTTAATCAATATTATGATTGGCATGCTGACAGTTACCATAAACCTTATAATAAAAAAGGTAATAAAAATGAAGATGGTAAAATAAGAAAACTATCTATGACTCTTCAATTAACAGATGGGTCTGAATATGAAGGTGGTGAATTAGAGTTTGATTTTAGAAACTATGATCCACCCTTAAGAGATGAAGATAAACATTTGAAACAAGCAAAAGAAATACTTGCAAAAGGATCTATCATTGTATTTCCTTCATTTGTATGGCATAGAGTTAAACCAGTAAGGAAAGGAACACGATATTCATTGGTCATGTGGTCTCTCGGATATCCATATAAATAATATGAAAATACAAGAACTATTTAAAACCCCAATATGGGTTGAAGATAAACCAGAGTTTATAACAAGTTTAAACAAAGCATCTGATAAATATATTAATGAAGCTAAAAAAAGAGAGAAAAAATATATAAAAAAGAATGGTGACTTTGGCAGATCATATCATTCAACACCCCTTACAGCTGACAACGATTTTTTAGATTTAAGAAATTATGTGGGTCAAAAGTCTTGGGATTTTTTAGATTGGTGTGGTTTTGATATGCAACAATACACTACCATATTTTCTGAAATGTGGGTTCAAGAGTTTGCTAAAAAAGGTGGTGGTCATCAATCTGCACATGTACATTGGAATCAACATGTATCAGGTTTTTACTTTTTAAAATGTAATGAAAAAACATCATACCCAATATTTTATGAACCAAGAACAGGAGCACGTGTTACTAAGCTAGCTATAAAACCTAATAATGGTTTAGCGCACGGAAATGAAAAAATACATTTTAGACCTACTCCAGGAACTATAGTAATATTTCCAGGTTATTTAGAACACGAGTTTGCAGTAGATCATGGTAAATCACCTTTTAGATTTATACATTGGAACATACAAGCAATACCAAAAGGAATGGCAAAAGATGCTTAGGATAGAAGATAATTATATAGATGCTGAAAAAAGTCTTGACCTAAGATTAATGATGGAGTCTGATATTTTTCCATGGTTTTTTTTACAAGGTAAAGTAACAAAAAAAGATAAACTATTTGATTATCAATTTGTTCATATATTTTATAAGAACTATAGTATTAATTCTGATTACTATGAACGTTTAAGTCCTTTAATTGATAAATTAAAACCATTATCTTTAATCAGAATAAAAGCTAATTTAAATCCTGTATCTAATGAATTAATTAAATTTGATGAACATCAAGATCAATTTTTTAAATGTAAGACAGCTATCTATTATTTGAACGACAACAATGGTTATACAATGATAGGTGATAAAAAAGTAGAAAGTAAAAGTAATAGAATGGTTTTCTTTGATGCAGATCAAACTCATTATGGAACTAACTCTACTAATTGTAATAACAGAATGGTAATAAATTTTAATTATGTTTAAAATAAAAAATAATTTCTTTAAAAAAGATCAATATGATAAAATTAAGAAACTGGTTTTTGATCCGGATTTTGCTTGGTATGTACAACACGGAGTTAGTAATATAAAAAACGATGATTTCTTTTTTACCCACACTCTTTTTAGAGAAGACCTTGGTATTAACAGTGGTTACTATTCTGACATAGTAGAGCCTTTTATAAAAAAATTAAAACTTAAAAAATTGTTTAGGGTAAAGTTAAACCTTTATACAAAAACAGATAAAAAAGTTGTACACGGTTACCACGTAGACAGACATGATAAACATGGAGTTGTGTTATTTTTTCTTAATGAAAACAATGGACAGACTATATTTAGAAATCGAAAGGTTAAATCAGAAGATAATACAGCTGTAATATTTGATGGTTCGTTAGAACACACTAGCACTACTTGTACAGATAAACATTATAGAATTACTTTAAATATAAACTATGAGCTTTAAAAAAAATAAATACGCAATTATTAAAAAAGCTATCTCAAAAGATTTAGCAGAATACATAGTTAATTATTTTGCTATGAAAAAACAAGTTTACGATACTTGTATGAAACAAAGATATATATCACCATTTGAAACTATGATGGGTCATTATGAAAATCAAGATGAGCAGATACCAAATACCTACAGTCACTACTCTGATGTTGCTATGGAAACCTTGATGTTAAAATGTCAGCCAGAAATGGAAAAGGTAACAGGATTAAAATTATATCCAGCTTATACTTATGCAAGAATTTATAAAAAAGGTGATGAACTTAGAAGACATAAAGATAGATTTAGTTGTGAGATATCAACTACGATGAATCTTGGTGGCGACCCTTGGCCAATTTATTTAGAACCATCTGGAGAGATAAGTAAAAAAGGTATCAAAGTAGATTTAAAGCCAGGAGACATGCTAGTATACAGAGGGTGTGATTTAGAACATTGGAGAAAACCTTTTCAAGGTCAAGAATGTTATCAGGTATTTTTACATTATAACAATGTTAACACACCAGGAGCTGAAGATAATATGTTTGATAAAAGATTACATCTAGGTTTACCACAGTGGTTTAAAGGATGAACCATTTAACGGCGTATAGAGATGTAACAGAAACAGATATATCTCCCCTTATTTCTGCAATAAATATTATGGGTAAAAATTTAACTGGTTTAGAACTAGGTGTTTTTAGAGCAGAAAGTTTTCTAACAATCTTGCACAATTGTAATAACGTAAAAAAATTAATTGGTGTAGATAATTGGAAACCTTATGAAGATTATTTAAGAAGAGTTCCAAATGGAGTGCCGGTATCAATAACAGATGAAAAACAAATGAAACTAAACGAATCAATTGCTATGTTGAACTTAGAGTATGGCACACCAAAAGGTAAAAAAGTAGTTATTATAAAAAAAGATTCTTTAGATGCTATAAAACATATTGATGACAAATCTTTAGACTTCATATTTTTTGATGCTATGATGACAGAAAAACAATGTTTAGAAGAGGCTATGGCTTATTACCCTAAAATAAAAAAGGGTGGTTATTTTACAGGGCATGATAGTATATGTATACAACAAGTAATAGAGCCAATAAAAAAGGTAAAAAAACATTTCAAAAACAACAATGATTTGATAACATACGCCAATTGTTTTTTGTTTAAAGTATAAATCTACCATTGAAATAGCGCATAATCTGCTATATTAGCTAATAAACAGGTTTTTTTATGCTACAAAAATTAGGCTTTGCCCCAGGATTTAATAAACAAGTAACGGAAACCGGAGCCGAAGGGCAATGGTTTGATGGTGATAACGTACGTTTTAGATATGGTTCACCTGAAAAAATAGGTGGCTGGGAGCAATTAGGACAAGATAAACTGACAGGTGCAGCTAGAGCTATTCATCATTGGGATGATAACTCAGGTGTTAAATATGCTGCTATCGGCACAAATAAAATTTTATACGTATATTCTGGGGGTACATACTATGACATACACCCTATTAGAACTACTTTAACAGGAGCTAATTTTACCAGCACAGCTTCATCAACCACAGTTACGGTAACCTGCACCGGGGCTCATGGATTATTAGAAGATGGTATTGTCTTGTTTGATAGTGTAACAGGTTTATCGGGTTCTACTTTTACCAATGCAACTTTTGAAGATCAAAAGTTTATGGTTACTTCTGTACCTACATCTACAACATTTACGATTACTATGGATGCTCAAGAAACTGGCACTCCATTATCAACTGCAGGGTCAGCTTCTGTCTTATGTTATTATGACGTAGGGCCATCACAACAACTAGGTGGTTTTGGTTGGGGTACAGGTCTTTGGTCAGGGACTGCATTAGGACCAGCAACGAGCACTCTTTCAACTGCCATAACAGATTTAATTACAACTGATGTTGTATTAGCCAGCACTGCAGCTTTTCCATCAACTGGAGAAATAAGAATCGGAACAGAAGATATAAGTTTTACAGCTAACAACACGACGACTAATACTTTAAGCGGAGGAGCCCGAGGTGTTAATGGGACAACCAAAGCTACTCACAGTGGAGGTGCTACAGTTACCAATATATCTGATTTTGTAGCTTGGGGTGAAGCATCTTCTTCTGACTTTACAATCGACCCAGGACTATGGATATTAGATAACTATGGTACAAAATTAATTGCACTCATATACAATGGTGCCTGTTTTGAATGGGATGCTGCAGCAGGCGGATCTACTAGCACACGAGCTACTCTTTTACCAAATGCACCAACTGCATCAAGACATGTATTAGTATCTACACCTGACAGACACTTAGTATTTTTTGGTACAGAAACAACTATAGGAAGCAGTAGCAGTCAAGACGATATGTTCATAAGATTCTCATCTCAGGAAAGTATTGATCAAACAGATTCTTACACAGTCAAAGCAAATAATACTGCAGGTACTCAAAGACTTGCTGATGGTTCAAGAATTATGGGAGCTATCAAAGGTAGGGATGCAATTTATGTATGGACTGATACTGCATTATTTCTTATGAAGTTTGTGGGTCAACCATTTACTTTCTCCTTTGAACAGGTAGGAACTAACTGCGGACTAGTGGGAAAAAATGCCTGTATAGAAGTAGATGGTTCTGCTTATTGGATGTCTGAAAATGGATTCTTTACATATGATGGTCAATTAAAATCTATGCCTTGTTTAGTTGAAGATGATGTTTACGATGATATAAATTTAGTTTCTAGAGATCTTATTAATGCAGGATTAAATAACCTATTTGGTGAAATAAGCTGGTTTTATTGCACAACAAACTCTAATCAAATCAACAGGGTAGTTACGTACAATTATTTAGATTCAACACCTCAGAGACCTATATGGACAACAGGTACTTTACCTAGAGCAGCGTGGCAAGACTCTGCTGTATTTGAACGACCTCATGCTACTTACTATGATCCTAGCAGCAATAACTCTTACGATGTCACTGGTAATACGGATGGATGTACTATATACTATCAACAGGAAACAGGGACCGATCAAGTAAATGCTGGTGGTGTTATTACCGCTGTCATTGCTAATATTTCTTCAGGTGATTTTGATATTACACAAAGAAGAGCTGCGACTGGTCAAGCATTAGGCGCACCAGACTTGAGAGGTGACGGAGAATTTATAATGAGAATAAGCAGATTTATACCAGATTTTATTAGTCAAACAGGTAATACAGCAATTAAATTTAAAACAAGAGTTTATCCAAACAGTGCACAAGTTACAAATACTTTTTCTTGTGATTCTACAACAACTAAAAAAGACATAAGGGTAAGAGCAAGACAGGTCTCTCTTGAAGTTGCTAATACTGCAGCCGGTGAAGATTGGAAGTTGGGTACATTTAGATTAGACATACACCCAGGAGGTAGAAGGTAATGGCTAGGACTATTGGTGAACAAGTTTATGAAGATCAGGTAGCATCAGGGCAAATTCAATTACCAAATGTTTTACCTCAAGATTATGGATACACTGGTTTAATAGAAGATGAATCAGAGTTTGATACTCCTTACGGAACTAGAACAGGTATTGGAGGTTATTATGATAGATTTACAGGACCAATTAAAAATATTTTTCAACAATATGGAAGACCTATTATGGGTGGTCTTATGAGTGCAGTTACAGGTATTCCAGGTCTAAGTTTTTTAATGAGAAACTTACCGAATGACCCCTACGCACAAAATAGAATTGACATGTATGGAGCTTACAGAGGAAACGATGGTTTTATAAAAGATAAATTTGGTTACAATGTAGGCAATACTTTACTTAAAAATAATTTTATGCAACCAGGATCTAATTCTTTTAGATCATATGCATTAGAGGGTTTAAGAGGTTTAGATGAAAATGTAGCAAATAGATATTATCAAGAAACATATGGTAGATCATTTGAAGACATTAAAAAAGACATACAAAAAAAGAAAGATCCATTTAATCAACAAAATGTTTTTGCAGGCACGTCTGATTACCAAGGTGGTGGCGGCGGTGGTGGCGCTTCTCCAGGATCTGAAGGACCAGGTGGATCAGATGAAATGGGTTCTTTTAGAAAAGGGGGCCTTGCAAGTTTATAATGGCAAAGATAGTACAATCATTAACTAGAGCTCAACCTGAATACGATCAAAAAAATTTGCAATCGTTAGTTAGGGATTTAGATGGTGTAATAACAAAATTAAATTCTTCATTTCAAGATGAAGTTAAACAAGAGATAGAAGCTAAAAGTTTCTTTTTAGAATAATGGCAGTAGTAAATCAATATAGATTCTATGGTAAAACTACCACTGCTGCAGAGACAGTAAATATGTTGTCTCCAAGTGTTAACGAAACTATTATTATAAAGTCTATAAGAGTGACCAATAAATCAGGATCTAATACCCCAACAGTTACAGTAAAAAACAATGCATTTGAGATAGTAAATACACAAACCCTGGTAGCTGCTACTAGTGTAGAATTATTAACTTTACCTTTGATTGTAGAAGGTGGGACTACACTATCGTATACTACAGCAGGGACGGTATCTGATGGAGTCGTTTTTGGTATTAGTTATCTCAATATATTAAAGGAGAAAACAGACTAATGGAAATAAAACAAGCAAAAGTAGAGACAACTTATAGACATAAAGAAACTGGTGAGCTTTTTAAAGAAAGAAAAGACTGGGAATCTAAGGGTTATAAAAATGAGGATATGGCACAGGACGTAAAAGTAGTAATGCCAGCTCTTGATTTGTTCTCTAAAACCAAGTAAAACAAACAATTAAGGTAAAAATATGGCAATATCTAGAATGCAAGAACCCAGACAACTACAAGCCAATGGCGGAATTATGACATTACAAGATCCTAGACAAGGTTATTTTTTAGGTAAACTTGTAAAGAAAGCTGTCCGTGGTGTAAAGAAAATTGCTAAAAGTCCACTAGGTAAAGCTGCTTTATTGGGTGGTGCCGTTTATGGTTTGGGAGCTTTAGGACCTGGTGGTTTTAATAAAGCCAGATTATTATCTAGAATAGGGTTAAGTGGATTTACTGATCCTATGAAAGGAGTTGATGTAGGTTTTCAAGAGGCTTTAAATGTAAGAGGTAAACCCACAAGTTTTTTTTCAAATATGTTTAATAAATTTAATAACCTATCAACAGGTAAAAAAATATTTGCAGGTTTAGGTGCAACAGCAGTTGCATCCCCATTTATACAAAAAGCATTTGGTGTAGGTCCATATGAAGAAGTAGAAGAAGTAGCAGAAGATTACATAGATCCATACACAGCAGTAATGATGGCAAGAAACCGAGACCCTATGATGAATTTCTTACCTGATGAAAGGTTTGTTCAAGAAGGTTTTTATCTACCACAGAATGCAGCTGATGGTGGACGTATAGGTTATGCAAATGGAGAAATGGTTGAAGGTGGAATGCAATTACCACCAGAAGCAGAAAAATTTTTAAGAGAAGAATATCAAAAATACGTGGCACAAGGTGGTGACATGTCTTATCCAGAATTTAAACAACTTGTTATTCAACAAGCGTCCGGGGAACAGGGACCAGAACAAGAAGATATAATGTCAACTGAATCAGAAACAGTAGAAACAGAACCAGAAGGCATTATGATGATGGCAGGTGGTGGCGCAGTGCCTGGTTCTACAGTACCAGGATATACAACACCAGCAGGATATAATAAATTTGATTATAGAACAGGCGGAGTGCCGGTAAGAGTGGGTGCACAAGAGGGTGGACTTATGGACCTAGGTGGTTTAGAAAAGGATTACAGAGAAGGTGGATTCGTGCCAATAGGTAAAGAAGAAAAAGCCGACGATGTGCCTGCTAGACTTAGTGTAAACGAATTTGTATTTACTGCAGATGCAGTAAGAAACGCAGGTGAAGGAGACATAGATAAAGGTGCAGAAGTTATGGAAAACATGATGAAGCATTTAGAATCTGGCGGAACAATATCTGAAGACTCACAAGGTTTAGAGGGTGCACAAGAAATGTATAACAACATGAAACAATTAGAAACAAGGGTAGAATAATGGCTGTATTAGATGAATTTATAAAAGATTATGCAACGCAAGCTAAAGGTACCTTTAGTGCACCGATAGATACAAGTAAATTTACTGGTAGACAATTTGTTGCTGGTGAAGACCCTTTACAATCTCAAGCAATAGGTCTTGCTCAAGCAGGCGTAGGAGCATACCAACCATTTTTATCTGCAGCGCAAACTGCACAACAACAAGCAGCCTCAACTGTTGGTGGACTTGGTGCGTTAACAGGACCGCAAGCTTACCAACCTTTTATGTCACCATATCAACAACAAGTTATTGATACTACTCTTGCAGAGTATGACAGACAAGGTGCACAAGGAGCACAAGCTATTAGAGATGCAGCTTATTCATCAGGCAATTTTGGAGGTGGTAGAGAAGGAGCAATGTTAGGTGAATACGAATCAGGTAGGTTAGCAGACAGAGCAGCTTTACAAGCACAATTATTACAATCAGGATTTACTCAAGCAAATCAATTAGCACAAGACGCTTTTACACAAGGTGGCCAGTTAGCAGCAGCACAATCAGGATTAGGTGCAGCGCAAATGGGACTATCTAATTTTCAAAGATCTGGATTAGGTGCTGACGTTGGAGCTTTAGGACAACTAGGTTCGTTAAGACAAGGATTAACACAAGCGCAATTAACTGCAGATCAACAAGCAGCACAAACAGCAGCTTACGAAAGACAACAGGCTTTATCTCAATATGGCCAAGGTTTAACTGGTTTAGCTGGTGGAGTTGCTTCGCAACAATATGCACAACCAACACCGGTTAGTCCAATGTCACAAGCAATCGGTACAGCACTAGGAGTCGGTGGATTGTACGGTAAAATATTTGGATTCCCAGCGGATAGATTATAATGAAAATTTTAAATAGACCAATGTTTAGAATGGGTGGCCCTATCAAAGAAGGGATCATGTCTGGTATAAAAGAACCAAGGCAAAAATACCAAGAAGCTGGTCAAGTATTTAAAAATGTTCAATCTGTTTTACAAGATGGAACAGCTGCCGATTCAGCAGTTTTAAATGAAGCAGCTAAATTAGGTATTGGAAATCCATTTAGAATACAAGAATTTAAACCTTACATGAGAAAAACTATTACACAACCTACTAATTTAAATATGTCTGAAACTGATCAGTTAGCTGCTGAGGTAGAACGAATAGAACCAGCTGAAGGATTAACAGAATTACAAAAAGCAAAATTAGGAAAAACTTTTATAGGAACCCAAGAATATCGTGACAAAGTAAAAGAATTAGAAGCTGCAGAAAACTTTAAATCAAATGCAGATGGAACCGTAATCACAGGTGGTAAATCTCCGTTTGAATACACTGTTGATGAAGTTGTTGAAACAAAAGGTAAAAACATAGTAGATAATGAACCAGCACCAATTAATCAAAAAGAAAAAGTTAACACTATTCTAGAATCATTAGGCTATGATCGTGCACAGAAAAATGCATTGTATGATGCAATGATTAAAGCAGGTCAAAGAATATCTAGAACAGGCTTGGGCGCGGAAAACCTAGTCTCAGATGTTATTGCAGAAACAAGTCAATCATATGACAAACCAGAAAAACTAAGAGAAGCAGCAGAACTAATGAACGTTCAACAAAAATTAAAACTAGATCAAATTGAAGCTAGTAAAACCGGTGGTGCATTACAACAAAATTATGAGTTTTATAAATCACAAGGTGACTCGGATGAAGTTGCAGAGAAAAAAGCAAGAAACTTACCAACGACTATTACCGAAAAATTTAATGCATCTAAAGCAAATACTGACTCAGGAAAAGTTTACAATGTAACTATGGAACTAACTGAAGAAGGTTTCTTTGGTGATCAATATAAAGATAAATATAATGGTAGAATCGCTAAAAAATATCATAAAGATGGTGGGTTAAGCGAATTTTTAAAATCAGGAGATTTTAAAGGAGATGGGGTTTACAATTTTAAAGGTGAGGCTCTCTTAATAGAAAATGGTCAAGTTAAAAAAAGACAAATTATCCAACCTAAAGTAGATAAAGAAGGGTTTTTTAGTTAGGAGGAATCATGGCTGAAGATTTTAGTCGAGTAGGCACTATTGAATCAGTCCTATCCGGAATTGTTTCAGGTGCTCTTGCAATACCAAAAGGTGCATTTTCATTAGGTGCAACACTTATAGACTTAGGCGCAGGTACAAACAAAGCTGCTGAAGTAGAACAATTTTTTGATGACCTTACAACATTTGATGAAAGAGCAGAAGCAACAGCTGCTGGAAAAATTACAGAACTACTAGTTAATATAGGTATACCGGGTGGGTACGGTTTTAAACTTGGTAGTAAACTTGCAGAGAAAGCAATCAATGCAGGTAAGACTGGTACATTGTTTAAAGCAAATAGTCCTAAATTAGCTTCAACATTAAAAAATATGAGAGGCGGTGGTGGTGCTACTAAACTTTTAGCAGGTGCTGTTACAGGTGGTATAGCTGAAGGTGTATTTGTTGGTGACGTAGAAGCAGCAGGTTCACTAGCATTTAATTTACAAGATGATGAAAACGATCCAGGTAGAGAATTATTAAACAGAGTTAAGTTTGGAACTGAAGGTGCATTGTTTACTGGAATCATCGGGGGCGTGGGTGCAGGGATCAAGAAAGTTGCACAAAGAAATAAACAATTAGATATAAACAACAGTAAATTAGATAGATGGATTGATAAGGTTGCTGGTAAACTTAGATCCAGAGGTGACAAGACTCCAGAGTTTTTCCAAATGGAAAGAGAACAAATTGGTTTGAGAGCAGGTGATGCAGCAGCTGCAAGAAATACATCCAGAGAAATAGATATTAGTGTAGACAAAATGTTTCCACCTATCAGAACTATTTTTAATAAACAAAATGCTGTAAACAGAAATAAATTTTTAGCAGAAGTTAATGACCTATTAGTAGACGATAAAAGTATGAAGATAAGTGGTGAACTACTTGATGACGATCTTTTAAAACCAGGACAAAAAGGTTTTAATAAAGAAACTGCTCAAACAGGAAGAGTAATAATGGGAGCTTTAGATCCAGCTAAAAAAGCAAAACTATCAGAAAAAATAAAAAAATTTTCAAAGAACGCTGACCAAGCAAAAGAAATAGAAACCGCTATCTTTGGTGGTTTGTCAAATATTAGAACTAGATGGGGTAAATTATTTAGTGACGTTGGTGGTAAGCTAGACAAAAAAGAATTAGCAGAGTTTAAAGAATTATTTGGTGGTAAATTTAAAGATTATTTAGGGTCAACTTATGATGTGTTTCAAAACAAATCATTAATACCTTGGTTTAATTATACACCTACAGAAGAAGCGATAAAAAAAACTAGAGCTGTATTAATACAAAGTGCAGAACAAGCAGGTAAAGATTTAACAGATCAAGAAGCAGATGATGCAATCGCCGGTATTTTACGTACAGTTAAAATGCCTCCAGGATTTAAAATGGACAGAGGTAATGTACCATTATTTAAAATACCAAGTTTCTTTTTAAACAAAACTACATTGGATAAAGCAAATGATGCTAAACCAAAAGAGTTTGTATCTATGTTAGACATACAAAAAGGCGGACCACGAGAAGCTATTGAACAATTGTTAGGTAGACAAAAAAATCCTATGCAAACTATTCTAGGTGGTACAGCTAAACTATCTGTTATTTCTAGACGAAATACTTTTTTTGATGACTTAATTAAAAAATCAGACGAACTTGAGGCCGCTGGTAAAGAGCCATTATTTGCAAGAAGTTATGATGATGCTATGAAACAGTTTGGTGAAGAATTTAAAAAAATAGAAGTAATTGATCCGTCAGGTAAATTATCTATTAGTAAAGGTGCAACTAATCCTTTTGCTGATCCACAAAAACCTTTGTATGCAAGACCTGGTGTTGCTGATGCATTACAACAAACATCATTACAAACAGACAATAATAAATTTTTAGCACAAATGTATGAAAGTTTAGTATTGTATCCTAAAGCTACATCACAGATTGCTAAAACAATTTTATCACCAGTTACACACATGCGTAACTTTGTAAGTGCCGGAGCTTTTGCTACAGCAAATGGTATTGTACCAGATGCTTCTGCAATCAAACAAGCTTACCAAGCATTACAAACACCATTAAAAGGTACAAGACAACAAAACGAATTGTACGAAAAATTATTAAGACTTGGAGTTGTAAACTCAAACGTTAGACTTGGTGACCTAGCAAGACTTATGGAAGATGTAAACTTTGGTGAAACTATGACATCTGACAAAGGTATGCGATTATTATTAAAACCATTATCAAAATTAAAATCTGTATCACAAGACTTATACACAGCTGAAGATGACTTTTGGAAAATAGCATCATGGGCTATGGAACAAAAAAGAATGGAAAAAGCTTTTGAAAGAATTGGAGTAACTAGAGGACAATTTTTTAAAACTGTTGATGGAAAAGAAGTTAGACTTACAACAGAGTACTTAGAAGAACAAGCAGCTGATATTGTTAGAAATAATATACCAAATTATGACTATGTATCTGAATTTATTAAAGGATTAAGGAAGCTGCCCATTGGTAATTTTGTGTCATTTCCTGCGGAAATAGCTAGAACCGGTACCAATATTGTAACAAGAGCATTAAAAGAAATTAATGAAGAAGTAATTGTAAATGGAAAAGTATATAAACCTTTTCAAAGAACAGGTTATACAAGACTATTTGGATTCACTACAACGGTTGCAGCCGTGCCATACGCAGTGTCAGAAATGTTTGGTGCATTATACGATGTAACTGATGATGAAAGACAAGCAATTAAAAGATATGTTGCAGGTTGGTCTAAAAACTCAACACTACTGCCAATTAAAAACAAAGATGGTTCTTTTGCTTACATAGATTTTAGTCACGCTAATGCTTATGACACATTAATTAGACCACTACAAACTGTGGTTAACAGAGTGGCTGATGGTGAAAAAGATAATGACGGTATAGTTAATGACTTTATTGGTGGTACGTTTGAAGCTATGAAAGAATTTGCATCACCATTTATTTCTGAATCTATTTGGACAGAAGCTGTAACAGATATATTAGTTAGAGG